TAAGTTCTTTAATATATCTTTCCGAATATTCTTTATTAAAAGATTTTAAAAAGTCTGGAATATATCGTAAACTAACACCGTTAAAATCTTTAATAAACAGGTTACAAGAAAAATCACAATCATGGATTTGTTTCCAAATATTTAAACTACCATAAATTTTTACAAGATCTATAGAAATAGGATCTTTAAAATACTTCTTATTTCTAATTATTAGGGTTTTTACACGAATGACTCGTCTCATAGAACCTCCATAATAACAAGGTATGTTTTTTATTATTTTTACATTTTTAATTTCATAGTAATTTATACCTAAAATAGATAAACCATTTAAAAAATCAACCAAATTGTTAGAATCAAAATATATAAAATCTATATCTTTAAAGTATGGTTTATTTAATATGCAAATATCTCTCACATAACCACCAAATACAACAAAATTACTATGTATAGCTAATTCAATGATATTATTTACAATATTACTAGTATTAATAGTAGACATTGGAACCACATAAAACCCACAAGGGGAGGAGCCTAAGCTCCTATTTTTTATTTTTTTATACTATTTAACATTTATTCTTGTTTAGTGTTAATTCTCATACCAATAGTATTCTTAAAAATATACCTAACATCCGAATAAAAATAGAACACCATCATAGAAAACATCAAAGTTTCACTAAAATCAACAATATAGATAAATTCATTACTGGTAATCAATTGGTAATCTGTAATAATGGTAAAACAATACACAGTAATTTGATAAATTCTAAAAAGACTGTTTTTATAAATAATAGAGTTACTGTCTTTTAGAATTTTATTGTTATTTCTCAATGCATTCTTATATTTTTCAATGAGTTCAAGAGTTTCTTCTTTTTTTACTATGGCATTGTTAAGATCTAATTGAAGATAACGAACTCTATCTTCTAATCTAGTAACATCAGATTTCAACTTTCCTATCTTTTTGCTTTGAGCAAGAGTAAGTCCAATGTAGCGAGATTCATTAGACACATTTGTTTTACCGTTTGAATTCTTTGGAAGAACAAATTTCATAACCATTTCGTCATCACTGTCATTTTCGCTTTCAGTATTTTCATCTTCATCATTATTTTCCAATGTTTTTTCAAGAAATTTTTCCTTTTCTTCCCTGTTTTCAAGGTTAGTATGAAGTTCTTTAACACTGGGGTTCATTGTAATCTTATTTTTTCGTAGAAAAAATCTCCAATAAAGATGAAAATATTTTACCACACGGGATAAAGACCTAAGTCTTTTTAAATGTAATATGAAGTATTCGCTGATAAATTGTCAACTTTTTAAATATTGTTGATTTTTAAAACTCCTTCTTTCGTTGAGTATCCTGACAAGAAAAAGTCTAAGATTATTGTCTTCCATAACAGCAATTTTAAGTTCTTCAAAATCAGGAAAAGAAAATGTCTCATCAAAAAAATATCCAAAACCAGGGGGAGGAATTATTTTAGTAGACATTGTGTTATAATAACAATCTGAAGAATTGAGAGTGTTAGGGGGTTTTTCAACAACAGTATTTACTCTCTCGATATGGTTATTTTCATTTAATTCTTTAAATGGCTTCCTTGTTGCATCAATATTTTCCTTATTTTTTTTAACAAAGTATCTTGTATTTCTTTTACGTGTCATTATGAGTATATTGTTAGACTTATCATGTAAACATATAAAACTCTAAAGTTTAGTTTACTTAAAAATGAAGTTGAGATAAAGCAGCTTCTAGTTTAGTTTCTTCACCATTGTGTTCTTTTTGTTGAGCTATTATATTTTTAGCAAATTCGTAATATGTTGTAACAAGTATATTTTTAAGTTCATCATAAGTTTCCTCGTCTAACTCATATTCAGAAACAATGTTACTAAATTTTTCTTTAATAGGATCGAATTTTTCAGATGTATCTTCAACACCACTCATTAACCCCCAAGCAAGGGCTCCAACCATCTCTCCAAATATACAACTTATTTCATCAGCTATTTTGATGTCGAGATTGTTATACTCAATAAAATTTCTTAAAAGAGGATTCATTGTGAACAATTATTACCCAAATTAGGGAAAGCCTAAGCTTTTTAGTTAAATAATATAATTAATTCAAAAGTTTGAATGGAATTCTATTATTTGACAACCCCGTGGTTTTAATTTTCAACGTAATTCTGTTAGCAATAATTTCAGCAAGGGTATGTTTTTCTAGAGTATCACATTCTTTAATAGTTTTCAAACTATTTTTACAGCTAGAAGCTTTATTTAAATTTCTCAAAAATTCTGCCTTAATGTTATTTATTTTTATCTGTAGATCTAAAAGTGTTTGTTGGTTTTTCTTGTCTTTAAACAAAATTTGTTGTTTTACACTCAAACTTGCATAAGTCCTAAAAGCAGATTTACGTGACATTTTTTTCATATTATACATACTATTTATTTGAGTAAAATATTTTTTGTTTTTTTTAATACTGATAACAAACAGGGAAATAATAATATAAATAGTTATACCAATAATAGTATATAACACAATATTGATAATTTATACTATTAGGGTATTTGTTAGGTATATGTATAAATTTCTGGTTAAAATTATTCGAAATAGGTTCTATTTTTTTAGAATTTATTTCATTGTTAAGAATGTCGTCGTTATTAGGATCAGAGTTGACTGAACACTCAGAAATTTGCATTTAATCCTATAAGTTCAAATACAAATGTAACAACCTGTCCCAATCTTCGGACTAATATACCCACTTTGGGGGGAGCCTAAGCTCCATTTTAAATTAACGACTTTAGTAATACTCTTCATACCATTCCCAGTCAACACCTTCTTGACCCCAGTCTTCTTCGACTTCTTGATCTTCCCAAACCCATTCTTCTTCTAAGGACCAATCTTCCCAATCTTTGGGTGCAACATCATTTTCCCACACCCAATCTTTTCCGTAATCTCCCCAAGTAGAAACAGAAGAAATATCCTCAGTCATAATAATTTCCATTTTTAAAGAATAGTATAAATTATCAATATGGGTATTTTTAATTTACCCACTTGGGGAAGACCCTAAGGTCTTTTTTTAAGCGTATTTTTCTACGAAAAATCGCCTAGCCCACAACTCTGTTGTGATGCTTTAAGAGTATTGTTCAAATCGCGATGTGTTGCGTTGCTTTAAAATTCATTCTCAATAATTTGATTGATGTGTTTACACTTATAATTATCCATTTTTCGATAGTTAAATGCTGGGCATGTACAAGCCCACGCATTATCATTCGAATTAGGATTGTAGGTTACTTTGTATTTTACAGAACTATCTGTATGAGAAGAAACCATCCATAAGTGAGATTTTTTCTCTTTAGGAAACAAAAAATTCATGTCTACATGTTCTTGTTCTGTTTGTTCTATTATTTCACTTTCATTACATTCATCAGAGGGGTCTTCACAAATATTTTTTTCAATATTTTTTACCCTTTTTGACAATTCAATAACATCATTTACAAGAACATTTAGTTTGTTTTCAATTGTTTTTAAAAGAATTACCATAGACATTTTTAATTTAATGCGTTAAGCGAAGCGCTTATGCCCGTGCGAAGCACGATGCGTTGCGTTGCTTTGTCCTTATTACGGGTACAAAATAAAACCTAAGTTTCATTTTGAACCAGTTGGTTTTGATTTTCATCATTGTTTTCTCCTAATACTACTTCATTATTATCATCATTTTCTTGATTTTTGTTAGTATAATATGTATTGTTCTTTCTATCATTACCTACATAATTACGATACTTTTTATCTTTATTTTTGTGATCCTTTTTTCTCTTTTGGCGAATGCCATCTTCACCACCCTTTTTACCCATGTAGGGGAAGACCTAAGTCTTTCTTTACAGTGTAATTTATTCAGTATCAGATTTTTCCCTTTTATCATTAAGTGTCCAATCTTTAAATTCATTGGTAATTTCATTCCATACCAAATCACCATTATTTTTTCCAAAAACCCAAGACCTGAGACTAGGGTTCCAAGAACCACCATGTTCCTTGAGTTTGTTACGAAACTCTTGGTTAGGAGGGCACTTGATGATAATACTGTTCTTATAGGTATCAATAGTAGCAGTATTATCATCCATTTTGTTTGGGCCTCTTTTGGGAGTAGACTTTGAAGATTTTTGTTCTACAATTTTTTCAGCAACTACCAAAAACCTCTCAAAGTTAGCATTAAGAGTCCTCAACTGTTCAGCAATGTCCTCCATTGTTAACAATTTATTTACTATATAAGTATGTGAGATACTGGGTTCAAAAAAATTTTGTTTTTTTTACTGCCGTCAAAAGTGTCCTAAGACACATAACAGCTAGTTTAAAATTAACGATATAATATTCTTGTTTTAATAGGATTATATTTTTCTTTAACAGGTGATTTAGGTTTTTCTTTCCAATTTACGTATAATTTATCTTTTCCTGATGAATCGTTATAATCAAGTGGTACCCAACCACACCAAGATGATTGTTTAATTGGTTTGTGTCTTAAATCCATGATAGTTGTTCTTATGGGAACTATTGGTTTTTTAGAGGATTTAACCTTATAACCATAGTTATTTAAACTATAAGAGTTAGATTCAGTTTGTATATTGGATATGTCAGTAAACATTTTTTGTGATGCTTTAATCCTTATTTACCCACTTTGGGGAGAGCCTAGGCTCTGTTTATGCGTATTGACTTTAGCGTATTGACTTCGTCAATCGCAAAGTGCCTGCGGACACTTTCGTCAATCGCATAGCCCACGACGTAGTCGTGATGCTTTATGCGTATTTATGGATTCATATTTTCCCTGTATATTTTAAGAATTTCCATAGGACTTGGTTTAGTTTTAATAAAATTCCACTTATTATTTCCATAGTTAAACACTTGAACATGTCTCTTTTTAGGAGCATTTGGGCAAGGTATCACATTAGGTTTAACTTTCATCACTTTCATTTTGTTAATAATGGAATTAATAGGATGATATGGTTTACCCATTAAGCGTATTTTTCTACGAAAAATCGCCTAGCCCACAACTCTGTTGTGATAAGCGAAGCGCTTATGCCCGTGCGAAGCACGATGCGTTGCTTTAAGCGTATTATTTTACACTTTAGTATACTTGGTTATAATATATTTTGTTTTTTACCTCTAAAGAGGGAACCCTAGGGTTCTGGTACTACCATTTCGTTATTCTATAAATTTCACCTGGGGAAAGTACTTCTGGAGAACATTTTTGAGATTATCATAGTCCCCAGACGTCATTTCTTCCTTAATAGATTGAAAATCAATAAATTTCTTCCCACTTTCCAACCATAAATTATTTGCCAAAGCTATCAGAGAAAAGGCATTCCCCTGTGGCCCAGAAAGGTTTATGTATATAGATTGCATATTGTTACAGCTTACTAGTAGAACCTAAGTTCTATAGTAAGTGTTTATATAAATAAATTTATGAGTCTAAACAAACATAGCAAATTTCTTTTTTTTTATACTTACGTTGTGTTAATGGTTTTAATTCAATATAACATTTCGTAGCACCATTTATCGTTAAAAAATCAAAAAAGTTTTTAATACGTTTATTGAAATAACCATGAAATAAACTATGTAATGATAAGATTATACCACATTTATCAACATTTTCATATATTTCAACAACATCTCCATAAAAATATTTCTCAAATGCATAAGAAATATCGTCAGTTATCATTTCAAATTTTTTATTTGTCTGGGTGGATTGTTTATGATAGTTGTAGAAGACACTTCTGAAAATTTTAACAACTTTGTGATAATTAATTGAATAAAAATAATTTTTTGAAAAATATCCATTTTCCCATGCCCACTCTTTCAAAAAAACTTGAGTTAGACCACCAAAGCTATTTTTACAAACAGGACAACATTTTAAATTATTATAATCATTAATTTGTTTGAATAAACATCCGCCACAAAAACAATGAGAACAAGGTGTTTTGACACATAAATCTATGTGTTTATCACACAATGGGCATTCAAGAAGATCCATTATATTCACCGTTATATTTGTTCTTACCCACTTGGGAAAGACCCTAAGGTCTTTTTTAGTTGTTTATATTTAACAATGAACAATCCTGTCTTTATCTGTGGGCATTCTACTATGAACCCACCTATTCCAATCCTCCTTACTGAACTCTTTAAACTGGTCTACACTAAAAACCCGTATTATAGGTCTTATTCCATCGGTTTGGACCTTACATTTGGTCTTCTTACCGTGTTGTTTAAACTGTATGACTCGTCTCCCTTGGTCTTCAAGGTCTAAGAGACATACACCTGAACGTTTGAGTTCTTTGTTCATAAAATCAAGGGCGGTTTGAGTCTGGTGGGAGAACATAATGTCATGGTGAAGGCATAGTTCTCCTTGAATATTGATGGGTGATATGTAGATGTACATACAAAAGACCAAGTCAGTATCCATGTAGAATTGAGTTATCTTATTAATCTTCTCAAACCGAGACAATTTATCATCTGACATAGCCTCTGTTGCCATTTTAAACAATTCATCTTGTTTGACAATTTCTTTGATGGCTGCCATTGTGCTGATACGTGGACTTTGAGAGACCAAAGTCCTATTTTTTATTTATTCAACATCAAAATACCATCCCCAATTGTTTCTTGCGAAGTAATTATCAGTATCATACTCAAGTTCTTGAATATCATATAAAAGTCTCTTGGTTTTTTTGTATTGTTCATCCATATCATCCAACATTTCATCTATCTCATCCATCAAATCCATCCAATCATAAAAATCAACCATCTTGATATACAATAATTATCGGAGTATTTACTACCTGTAACAGGTAAACCCTAGGGTTTTTTAAATTTTGTTTTTTTTAAACCATAAAGAGATCTCATTTCACCATAAGCTCGAAATGGTTTGCCTGTTTTGGGGTCTGTAAGCATATACTCTTCTATCTCCTTTGGATTATTCTTTGTTAAAATAACCCAGAATTATTGAAGACCACGTGCCTTGCGAGTGGGTGGGAATGTTGCGAAGAGTATGTGAAGGCGTTGTATTTTTTCAATGTATGATTGGAAGTCATACATTGAAAATGAATTGGAAGAGAGTGAGAGGCACCATTTGCAGTAACATTTGTCATTCAGGTATACATGTTGATATGTGAAACCCTTGTATTTGCCAAATGCAAGTACCTTGAGTCCTTCCAGTTCCAGATTGTTGAAGATGATCTGGAGCGGGATCATCATCTTGGTCGGTATAACAAAGGATGTAATAATGTATGGGCTGGTAATATTTTAATATACAACAATTATACAAATGATTGTTTTACTGGTTTCGTTTTATACAGTACCCCATTCGGGGAAACCCTAGGGTTTTTGTTATTTTGTTTTTTTAACCGTAAAGAGATCTCATTTCACCATAAGATCGAAATGGTTTGCCTGTTTTGGGGTCTGTAAACATATACTCTTCTATCTCCTTTGCATTATCCTTTGTTAAAATAACATCTGCTGCTTTTTTATTGACTTCATCCATATTTTTCTTACATTCTTCGATGATGACCTTCTTAACGTCTTTAATAGATGGGTTGTTCATAGTTAATATAGATAAGTTATTTAGTTTTATACAGTACCCCATTCGGGGAAACCCTAGGGTTTTTGTTATTGACACAACTATTTCTCTCTTTGGACCTCATCATCTCTCATTCGTTTACAAATTTCTTCTTCAATTTTTAACATCTCTTTAACAGATTCCTCTCTCCATTTCTGAATCTCTTCCTCTTCCTCAGGGGTTTCTGGAATCCAATCATGGTCTAGCTCCATACAACACTGGGCATTACCATCGTAGGTAACACCACAGGCTTTGCAATGAACTAACATCGTGTATTACCCAATTAAGGGGAACCCTAGGGTTCAAAATATTTTGTTTAATATTTAGTCAAAGTCCCAAGTCTCAAACACTCAATTCTCCAAGCAAGAATCCTTTCTGTTTCAGAGAACCTTGGATCATCCCAATCCCCTCTTGTTTCAAAAAATAGTGCTTTCCAACGAGGAAGGAGAGGACTATGAGGACAATAATATTGTGCGTTATTAATGTCATTTGGATATGGAACAGATCTCATCCATTTACATTTTCTAATGATAGTCTTGAATTCTTCTTTGGTTATTTCTTTAGGGTCATTCCCAACAGTATGATCAACAAATCTGTAACCCTTCCATGAGTCAATTCCCTTCATTACCAAATTCATTGAGAGAGACGGTTCTGGCATTGGAGGATAATAAATATCACAAGAAGACATTGATGGATGAACAGTAAATCTCACATTAGAGTTGCTGTCATTAGGATGAGGAATAGCAATAACATTGTTCATAATAACACCTGTTAGAAGTAAACAGAATAGAAATATAAATATCATTTGATTTAATAGGCCATCGTAGGTATTGTATACCTCTAAAAGGAAGACCCTAGGGTCTTTTTAAGCGTATTTTACAATGTAAAATTACTTTTTGTTACATAATACAACAGTTTTTATTATTGTCTTCTATAATATCGTGTGTTACGAACGAACCTGTGTCAGAGTCATTGTCATCTTCCACTACTGGAGGGTTATTTGTGCTAAGGGTTTTAATTTGGTTTATGAGATTGTCGATTACTCCTTGCATATTCCTCATTTTTTCTTCAGATTTATTGAGTTTATCTCTCATATTGTTTAATTCCCTCTCTAGTTCGTTATAATCTTGTCTGTAGTGGTAAACAAAATCCTGATGCTTTATCTTTTGGTCATTGATAACCTCCCATAATTTTTTTATTTCCATTTTTGCTTGTATTTGAGACATTACGCCATAGCGAAAAGACCTAAATCTTTATTTTCTGTAAGTTATGGGTGAAATAATAAATTTAATGGAGACTCTCCGATAAGTTTATGGTCAATGTCATGTAAAATAGTTTGAAAGTTGAAATATATTCTATACAGAGGAATTTCATCTCTAAATAAAAGTCTTAACCTTCTAACTTTTTTTTTCCTAATTATTAGTACTTTAGGATTTGTATAATGTTCGACAACATTTTGATCCGGTTCAATTATAGAGTTACCAAAAGGAACAAATTCTTCTGTAATTTCATCATAATTCTTAATTTCATCAACAGCAGGAAGAATATATTGTTCATAATCTAGTTTACTCCAGAATTTAAGAGTACTAGGTCCTTTACTATTCCATATTTCTTGAAGTCTGTTCAATACGATATTACAATGATTATGAAAATCTTCATATGAATAAAAATCTGTTTGTTCATCATAATAATATTTTGTTATCTCATTGATAAAATTGATCAAATTTATGGAATAAAAGCTTAACACCCTTATGTTTCTAGAACGCATGGTTGTAGTGTGTTACGCCGTAGCGGAGAGACCTAAGTCTCTCTATTTATTGTTCAATTTCTCTTGATTGGAAACATCTTTTTAATAGTTACTTTATCTGACATATAATCTTCGAAATATTTCTTCTCAGAAAGGGCGTGATCTCCTGCACCAAGGAAGAAAACATCAACGTGGGCACCCTGAGATGTAATAATTTTCATTCCTTCGATTCCAAGTTGAGACCAAGACAAATCATCTTCGAGGCCTATGGGGTAAATCTTTCCACCCTCTGGATATCCCCTAAGTTCATTCCCGTGCTTATCAATTTTGATAAACTCAGGGGCCAACTTATGAATATCCTTTTCTTTTATGGTAACTACCCACGACTTATCCTTGTACATATCCATAGCTTCTTTAATGACATCGGTCATACTTCCAGGATTCCACAGGTCTCCGTCCCAACAGATAGTATCATATTCATTCAAATGTTCGAGAAAGGGTACTCTGATATTGGCATTCCAAGAATCCTTCCAATCAATACCATGGACAAAGCCCTTGATACAAGCAATCTTAGACGAGGGTTGATTCCAGAGAGGCATGATGACTAATCAGATAGTTGTTACCCACTTTGGGAAGACCCTAAGGTCTATTTTATACTATTGATTTAAAAAGCACTCTTATGAATATATTCTTGTTCAATACTCTTAAGAATATTTTTGAGTTCTTCCGTTTGAGGATTAATTCCATTCTTTTTAATGTCCTGGAACATATTATTCTTGTATTTCCCTTGGATACGATTAAAACACCAAGCAAAAATACCCTTGGTGTAAGAGATGAGGTCAGAGTTTATCTTTACGAGAGCTTGATTTTTCTCTTGAAGTTCCTTGTTTTGTTCCCTTAGAAGAACCAACTGGTCAGAAATTTCCTTAGCACACTCTTTTTGAGACTCGATAATTTCTTGTCCTTGGGTGTTAATAGTTTTAATCATTGTATTGTGTTGATTACCTACAATCTCTAGGATTTTACTAGGAGATGTATCCTTGATTCCATAGATAATCATTGCTTGGGTAAGAAACTCTTTAACAGGAGTTTCATCAGCCTTAGTCAATACAATGGTCTCTTCAGGGGAAGACTGAGGATCGGACGTCATGATGACTAATCAGATAGTTGTTACCCACTCCGGGGAGACCCTAAGGTCTACTTTAATCGTATTTTAAATAAAAATTCGCTAAGCGCCGAACGGACGCTTTATCGGTTCCTGGTTCGTTTACTATGGGGCTGGATAGTAGGAACCGTAGCTTGATCGTTTTCTTGTTCTTCCTGAAGCTTGATAATTTTTTCTTGAAGTTGGGAAATGATCATGAGGTCTCTAATACGCTGGTTGCGGAGAAGCTGGTTTTCCTTTTGAACTTTATTGAATTCATTGGAGAAATTAGTATAAGAATTTTTCAAACCACTAAAAAACTTGGTCATATACTCAGAAGCATCATCAACCCTCCTAGAAGCCATATGATTACAAGACATCACAAGAGGTTGGTTAGTAGACGACATAGTGTTTTACGACAGGGTGGGTAACCCTAGGGTTAATAAATATAATTTTTTTAAAAGAGGATCTAAGAAGAGAACATGCACCAAGCATCTGCTAGGGTATACTTTCCACGGAGGATATCAATCTTCCTCTTGAACTTAAGAACAGTAATGTCACTTCCACAAGCAACAGAGTTCAAAGTCCATAGACCATCCATAATAAGAAAACTCAAGTAAATGTTACAAGCCACAATACACCACATCTTCATATTCTTAGAAAGAAGGCTAAAAATACAAAGAGGTACAATCATAATAAGGCCGGTAAGAGCGTATGTAAGCACCATAACAGTCTCATAAGAAAGCTCCATGATTACTGATTACTTGATAGTTTTTATGACATCATAAAAAACCCTAGGGTTTAATATGAATATTAGTTGTATAAGTAGTAGTATTTTTTAATTTTCTTTATTTTCTTGGTCGCGTAGATTAAGTAATTCGATTGGAGATTTTTGTACTTTCATAAACGACCATTCATCGGTATTTTTGTCATAAATTTGAATATGTCTCTTTTTTGGGGCACTGGGGCAAGTAGGAATTGTGTTAAAATTTGTATTTTGTAACATCTCTGTAACGTTTTTAACTTCTTCGAGAGGCATGATTACTTTTTTACACCCAATAGGGTAATACCCTAAGGTCTTTTAATTTTTGTTTTTTTAGGTATCTGTATAGTACTTTTGTTTCACGCATTAATAATACGAGAACACATGATATGTTTGCACCCTTGCTGTTGTTCAACCCATTCTCCATTCTTTTTTGAGATCCTGTAGAAAAAATGAGGACAAGAACAGCACCATTTTTCAGTTTTCTGGTCATACTTCACGTCATAAGACTTGTTCTTAACGTTCCATGACTTGGCCTTGGACTTGAGAATTTTAGCCTTGGGCTTGAGAGAGGTCTTCATAGGGGTCTTCATTTGTAGTTGTGAAGTACTTATGTTGTAGTTATGTGGAGCTAATAAAGCCTAAGCTCCATATTATATATTTAACACATAATTATTTTATATCGTTCGAAATCATTGACATATTCTGTTTTTTTAACCGAAAAAAATCTTTGTCCTTGTAACTCTAACGGCTGAGTCCATTCTTTTTGAGAGAAAGAAGTGTACATTGATTTAAAAGTATCGATTACGTATTTAAAATCTTGTTCGTTACAAATAACTCCGTACCAACGAGTTGACATTGACCTTTCCAAATGAAGAAAGGTACTCAAATCGTCCTCAAGTTGATTGAAAATTGAACCGTTTACGATAATTTCTTCAACGATGGCATCTAACAAATTTCTTAAACGGACAACATCGCAACGGATATTAACGATATAACCTGTACACAGTCCCCATTGGATAGATTGAGCTGTTTCAACTTTGTCAACATCTCTTCTACACATAGGACACGTTGGTTTATCAACAATCCACTTGTAAATACAACTCTGACAAAATCGATGATCACAGTTATTCATTATCTTTCCTTTCGACCTGTGAATTTGTTCGTAGCAAATAGAGCATTCTGGCAACGGTGGAGGAGAATATCCATCACAGTGAATGGTACAACAGTCTTGACCTTGGGCCTTCTTCTTTTTGCACCTAGTTCCCTTGTTGGTATACGCCACACAGCGATCTTGCCACCTCATTTTGCTTTGTTACCTACTATAATACAACCCTAAGGTATAAAATATTGTTTACCACTCGGCGTGGTCAGCCAAACTCACCGTATCATCATAGAGAGAAAATATTATATCCTTGAATACACCCTCGGTCTCATCGTAATTGAATTTTGGGAACCTCTCATTGCGTTTGATTTCAGAGACTTTAAAGAGATGCTTCCTGGTCTCCTTTACAATGTCTTCTGCCAAATCAGCCTTCGTGAGACGTGTGCGCGGCTTCTTATCGTGAATTTTGGTGTAGAACGCCGCAAGTTCCTTCTTATAGTATGCCTCTTGAAGCCTCAGATTCGCCCTCTTGTACCGAAATGGAGCAAGAGGGTTCAAGCAGACAGGGGCTCTGGAAGTAGAAGCGACGTTAGCCATTGCGTTTGTACGTGTATGCGTTATTAACCCGTAGGTAGAGGACCTAAGTCCTCATTTTATTTGTTTATTTGTTTCTTAATACCCGATACCCTCAAGCTCACCCAACGGAAGAGCATTATACGCCTGGAATATAGTCTCAATGGTATCATTGTCTCCAGGGGGTACCACGTTGTAGGCCTCGAAGATGAAATCAATATTCCTTGGCTTTCCATCCAACTTAACAGCATGGTGGCACATAGTCTGGTACAATACCCAGTCCGTCTTGGTCCAGTTCTCCGTAGGGTGGTGGTACGGGTCCTTAGAGTGAGGGGGGATATCCTTGCATGTCGTAACGGACTTCAGAAAATCAGCCCACTCCTGTCCATTCAGTTTGAAGGGAGCCTCGGAGAGGTTGTTGATGTTGTTCAGAGCCATAGCAACCGCCATTGTGTTGTATATAGGTGTATAGTGTTTCACACTTACTACTCAAGTGTTGCTGGGTCCAAAAAAAATTTGTTTTTTTTCTGGTGACACTAACCCGCAGGTAGAGGACCTAGGTCCTCGTTTATTTACTGTCTTTACTCATGCCCAACACCAGTCAACTCCTTCCTCTCCCCATTCGTTATCCACAAGTTCACCATCACTCTCATCTTCATAGGAGAAGAGACTACACCCCTCGTCCTCGTCTTCTTTATTGTCAACGTCATCGCGCAGCGAATTATTATCAAAAATTCTCTGAGCGAGGACTTGCTTTGTCCCATTGGTTGGAAGACCGTTGTTTTTACAGAGTTTCCTTAGCTGGACACATGTATTTTGTGCCTTTAGAGTATTGACAGACAGTTTTCCAGAAGCACTAAGGATGTCAGACACAGTAACACCCTCTTGTTTCATGAGAGCCAGTACCTTTTCAATTTTTTTTGCCATTGGTCCCGACATGATTGACTATTTTTTGAAACAAATTCAATTGGTGTAAATGGAACCCTAGGGTTCAATTTACTTTTTTTTTGTTTTTTTTTTGTATTTATTCCTCCTCCTCCATTTGTTCCGGAGGAGTAGTCTTCTTTACCTTCTTCTTGACAACTTTCTTCTTAGGCTTGGGGGATTCCTCTATCTCCTCAGAAGGCTCAGAGTTGTTGGACGCATCATCCTTGGAGCTTTCTTCCTCTTCGGAAGAGATAGAAGGATCATGCTTCCAACAATACCACTTTTCCTCACCGTCAAGCTCGTGAGTCTTGGTAGCGGGCATGGAACAAGGTTCACCCTGCTTGTTGAGGCAACAACACGCATGCTTCTCCTTCCTGGGCTTCTCCTTCTTGGGACGGTTCTTGGGTGACTTGTCGGATTCACTAACAGTGTTGTTGTGAAGTTTCCAAGCACGTTCAACAAGCTCGTCTTTCTTACCAGAAGTCTTAAGTTCATTCTCCTTGAGGTACATCTTGAGGGTGTTGATAGTAGCCTTCGTGAGATCTTCAACGCAAGAAGCCATACTGGGGTCATCAAGTCTATCCTTCTTGGGAGCTTTTGATGATCTCTTTGGAGAGTTACTCAATTTCAGTTCAGAGATCTCGGCCTTGAGTTCAAGGACCATCTTGCACAGTTCTTCGTGAGACATGGTAGTAAGCGTCATGATGATGAGTTAGTGTGTAAGAGTTATTCACACAATACACGAGTGGTATACTTGGGCAAATTTCGTTTTGTTTTTTTGCTCACGTGTGTATGTTAGTATGACTGTATTCACACAATACACGAGTGATGTACTTGGGCAAATTTCGTTTTGTTTTTTCTTCCCACGCGTGTACACGTGTATGCAACACTCGTAATATTACGTATTGTGTTACTTGAGTGTTTTACATTTTGTATTTTTCGTAATGGTGTAATGTGCAGTGTTTAACGTTACGTAATGTGCAATGTTTATTTTGGTTAATTTATTTTTGTGCCCGAAAACATTGTATTTATATGCAGTATTAACTGGTTATTTATATTGTATTACTGTGTATTAATATGATGTTAGTATACAGTAATATTATATGATTGTATAATAATTTTATGTATGTGTAAAGTGTTATTTTTAAATTAAGTATGGATGTTGTTCTCTTTCTTCATTTGTTCTTATTAATTGCATTATAATTAAGAAGGTTATTGTAATACCTAGTGATAGTTCGATATCTTGTGTTCCTGTAAAGGTGATTATTACAAGAGCCAATACTTTTGTGATTGGGTTTTGAAAACTATTTTTAAGTGTTTTAGGAATATTGGGCATTCCCATTCCTCCCATAAGACTTATTCCTAATATAATAAACCCAATGATACTTGGCATTGCTAGAGTTGGTTCTAAATCTGACAAAATAGAAGCTTGTTTTCGCGTTCTTACAAGAAAACCAAGATTAAATTGTATATATACAGCCACAATGAGTAATATAATAAGATATTTTGTATATTGAAACATTGTTTTTTTTGTTACGTGGTCTTCTGTACTACCTGTAAGTACTGGGGATGGTACTGGGGATGGTACTGGAGATGGTACTGGAGATGGTACTGGAGATGGTACCTCTGTATCGGAGGTTGGTTTATATGGAATTATTTCAACATCATCAGAAATTGTAATATCATGAACAGCATTTTTGGGAGCATTATCAACAATAAATATTTTTCCTTTATCTGGATCTGTCTTAATCACAACTTTATCTCCAGATGGTAGTTTAGCTATCTGAGTATCCATTATTGTCTATTTATTAATAATAAATATTTTTTCTATAATAAAAAAGCTTTATTAAATAATTGTAATTATATCTGTTCCTTCATAATGAATTTCTACTTGACCTTTACACATAGTTAAATGTCTACTAAAAGTTATATCCGGTTTAGTACAATAATCTCCAGAATTTTTACTTGTAACATCGCATATAGTTTCAACTCTTTTTGAAATATTTGGTGATTTTGAATATCCTTTATAAGTTCTTTTTAGTTTCCCTGTTTTTTTATCTTTTAATTCACATTGAGCTTTAATACAATAATTTCCACATTCTTGAGTAGGAGGTGGAGGGGGTTTATCTATTGTTGTATCATAAGAACCTCTTAATTTATAAATGATAAGTTTAGCCAAAGCTACAACTCCTAGTGATTTAATAGTTGATACAGAAGCAACCATTTTACTATTTGTATTTAATATATTTTGTTCTAATTTTTAAATTAATTATTTAAACCATTTAGGAACTCCCTTTGTGAAGGTTCCAACAATTCTCTTATATGTATTTCTCTTATCTTTATTAATTAAACCAATAGATTCGTTTTTAATATCATTTCTAATACTCTTAAATCTCTGTAATAATTTTAAATCCCCTCTATTTTTTGCAAACTCAATTGTTTTATCTACTGACTTTAATTCCTTTTTCATCCTTGATACAGTATCTCTCGTTCTAGTCGACAAACGTTTTAGTTCAGTCTGTCTAAACTTTTTTGCAGTAGGTCCAAATCTTTTTGAAACAGCCCTTGTTACATTCTTCCTTGGGTTAAAGCCAAATTCACTTTTTTTAGTAGTTTTACTTTTGGCAATAGCTTTCTTAATACATGCCTTTGTAGCTTTTCCGGTTTTAGTAGTCATCCCCCTTCTCTTACACCAAGCATCAAAAGAGGTAGCTTCTGTTTTTTTTACTAAATTCTTGATTACTGGGCTTACGCTGATACGTTTAGTTGTTTTTTTACCAAAGTTACTCATTGTTTTTAATATAATTAAAGATTTATTTTATTATAAAAATAAGTATCTTAATTACTATGGATACTTTTATTAAATCCACTAACAACAAAATTACCATATATACTGATGGTGCTTCAAAAAGTAATCCAGGTCCAGCTGGAGGGGGGATAATAATTAAACGAGGTGGTAAGACTATATTTAAAGGGTGTGAATACTACGGAACAAAAACGAATAATGAAGCAGAATATCTTGCGTTTATAAGAGCCCTTGAAATAGCCCGTGGTATGGGTTTAAAAGAATTTACTATGTTTAGTGATTCTAAATTAGTAGTATGTCAAGTAGGGGGAGAATGGAAAGTAAAATCTGAAAATATTAAAAAATTATGTATGAGGGCTCAAAAATTAATGTCTAATTTTAATGTAAATGTTGAACATGTTCTTCGTCATTTAAATACAGAGGCTGATGCTCTAGCCAATGAATCTCTTGAGGGTTGGATATAATTAAAAAGATACCTGGAAAAGTTATAAATAAATTCAAAAAGAATTAAGTATTACGACAATAGCGTATTTAAACAATCGCAAGAATTTTACAAAATAAAATAAATTATATTTTTCATAATGAGTTATATAATTTATTTAATGGACCGATCGCTAACCCCCCTACCGCGTATTGTTATTTTTAGAGGTATTTAACAATGAAGGGTGTATTGTCCTGTGAAGGTAAAATAGAAAATAAAACCAGCTAGTAGTAGTCCAATAAGTCCAAAAGATTGGGCAATTAATAGTCCTTGTCCAATTACGGGCACTGATTCAACCATAGGAGACGATAAAAAACCATACATGAGTGCAAATACTAATATTGGAATAGGTAGAGTTTTAAATAAGTATAACCAAATATCTCCATCAAATAAAGTTATAGGTTTTTTTTCATCTCTCCTTTTTTTACAAAAAATAGAAAGATTTATCATGCTTAAAATAAATGAAAACAAAACAACATTAATAAACATATAATACATTTCATCTAAACCAAATAGACTACCTAATGTACTTTTTTTTAATCTAGGATAAACGTAACCCTTTGAGAGCAACACTTTTAAATAGGGAATTTTAACAAAGGCTATTACTAATGTTAAAATAATAATTTTTGGATTAAATAGGGTATAAAAAAAATTTGCTCCAAAGCCTTCTTTCATGTTTAAATATGTTTTCTATAATTAACAAAGAAAAAAATGCATAACAAAAATTTTAAAATAACTCCTATAACTTATAAATATAGTGTTAGTAATAAAGTATTATCATTGCGTAAAAAAATTGATAGAGTTGATGCTAAAATAATACATTTATTAAACAAGAGATCTACATACTCGTTAAAAATAGGAAATATAAAAGACAGAGAGTGTGTACACATAGAACAACCATTAAGAGAACGTGAGATAGTTACCAATATTATTAATAATAATTGTGGTCCAATGAGCACAAAAGAAATTTTAGAAATCTACGTTATAATTCTTGATTCATCAAAAAGAATTCAAAAAGATCCATATATTTAATCTTGTAATATATTAACTATGTTTAATTTTGGTAAAGTAAAAAAGAAAACAGAAAATAAAAAAAATGAACCAGTAGATTTACAAATGTATAATAGAATAAAAGCCAAAGTAAAATCGACAGTCCAGAGATGGCCATCTGCATATGCGTCTGGACAATTGGTTAGACAATACAAAGTTGCATTTGCGAAAAAATATGGTTCTAGGAAAAGTCCATACACAAATACTAGAAGATCAAACAGATATGGAAATATAAGAGGATCAATTAAAAGATTTTCAGAAAGATATTACAAGGGAGTTCTAAATACAAAAATAAAAAAACGTAAAACACTTATGAATAAACTAAAAAGACTTGAAGATGAAAATACAGCGTTACTGAATGAATTACAAAATGACTTGGATATTTTTTTAAAAAATAAGTACACTCCAATTTCTAATAAAATAATTAGAATGAGTAAAAAGTTTGAACCAAGAACATATGCTAGAGCACAAAAAAAATACAAAGAGACAGGAAAATACAAATATGTAATTGGTGGAAAACCCTCTATGGTATTGAGAAAAATAACACCATTTACTTTCAAAAATGAAAAAGAGTATTATCGTCTACTTAGTGATATAAAACCTTTAAATAAAGAGTATAGAAATAAAAAATCTATTTTAGAATACAACAAAAGAAACTATAATCGTTTACGAAGAAATTTAAATAGATCTATAAATATAGTTAACAAAGATATTTCTAAAATAGTAGCCCGAACTAGTACTTATGGACCTAGAAAAAGTCCATACAAACAAATTAGGGGTTCCTCCTATGGTAGTTTTCTTGATGATATGAAAAAAAAATTACCGACAATAGCTGTAGCTACAACTGCGTTTAATGTTTTGGATGAAGTAAGTTCGAGGGCTATTAAAAAGATTAAGAGAAAAAGTTTAAAGTATCGTAAAAATATTACCCCAGCTACATTTAAAAAAATAATGACACAAACCTCCACCGAACCATTGAAAAAAGCTATTGCAAGAAGAACAAAGGGAACTGTAAAAGGTGTTGCATGGTTTACTCCAATTGTAACGTATATGGAACGGAGGGGGGTCCCTCGTTCATCATCAAAATTCGGTAAGAAAAAAAAGAAACCCCGAGGTACGCTCCGGCGTTGGTTTGATGAAAAATGGGTTGATGTTTGTAGTCCTCTCCCGGGGGGTGGTTTTAAACCTTGTGGAAGAAAAACGGCTACGGGGAAAAGAAAATATCCATATTGTAGACCTCTAAAGAGAAAGGGCAAAGGAACTCCAAAAACAGCTAGGGAAATACTTAAAGAAGTAGGTGGGAGAAAAAAGTTACAAGAACTTTGTAAGAAGAAGAGGGTTGCTAAAACAAAAACTCTCCCCCATCGTTGGAATTAATATTAAAAGAAAAATATTTATTTATAGTAAACATTAATATTTTTCTGTAATGGTGAATCAAGAAGATATTATAAGGCAAAGGAGAAAATATGAAGTAAATAAAGCATATGAAGATGAATTTAGAGGAAAAGTGTTACAAAAATTAGGTAAATCAAAAAAATTTCGAGGAAGAGCAATTAGATCTGTTCAAATGGCTGGACAACGTTTAATAGAACAGGGGGGGAAATTAATTGATAAAGCTCGTAAAATATTAAAAAAATACGGTGAATTAAAACCCCAACCAAAAAAACTAACTGGAAAGTTATCCTCAGAAATTAAAAAAAAGGATGGTAAAATTAGAAGAATTGTAAGAAAAATATTTAGAAGGGGAAGATTTGGTAGCTCAAAAAGAGACCAAGGTTGGGGAAAGATAAAATAATAAAGGTGGGTTTAATAAACCCTAAGGTTTTAGTTTAAGTATCATCGTCTCCAAAGTCATCTTCATCAAAGTCATCATTAAAATCTTCTTGATCGCTAGTTATGTTGAAATTTTCATTAATTTCATCACATAATTCGTCGACATCAGAATCTTCATCATCTTCATCTCTAATGTTGTAATTATCATCATCGTCATCTGTAGTTTCATATTTTTCACTTCCATTTTCATTTTCTTCTTCATCATATTCATTTTCTGAAGATTCTGAAGATAGTAGTTCTTCATCGTCCTTTTCGATATCATAATCAATAATTTCTACTTCGGGTATAAAATTCTTAACAATTTTTTTAATAGGTACTTGTTGTGATTTTGGTTTTAATTTGATAGAACGATCAATAATAGGTTCTGAAAATATTCTTTTTTCATAGTCTAATATTTTTTCATAATGTGATATTTTGAGATAAGGACCTGCTGTAACAAAATAATAAATTTTTCTAGGTTCTCTTTTAAGTTTATTTTTAACGAGAAGTTCTATTATTTGAAGAGTTGATTGATTTTTGCTTACTTTAAGATAAGAGAAATGAAACTTAAGATCATCTTCAAGTTTTTTATTTATTTCTTGAATAGTTTTAATTTTTTTTGTATTTTCTGATTTTTGTTTTATTGGGTTTAAAATAGACTTTGGTTTTTTAACTTTAAATTTTTCCTTCCAACCACAATATTTTTTGTTTTTTGACCAAATAAATGTTCTATTTTTAACGCTAATATCTAAACAGTTTTTTGTTTTTGCACAGCCTATTGAATATATATAATTAGACATGTCAAAGTATTTAAAA